AGCCGGTGAGCAATGCACAGCCTCGTGAGACACTGGACGAAATCAAACAACGTGCACCTGCAAGATACTACACTCAAAACCGCATGGTCAATGGAGAAGACTACAACAATTTCCCATTTACCTTGTACAATTCCATTATCAAAAGCAAGGCTCTGAATCGTGCCAGCATTGGCACATCAAGATATCTTGACCTTGTAGACAACACCGGCAAATATTCAAGCACCAACACATTTGGTAGTGATGGTGCACTATGGCAAGAAAATCAATTGCCAACTTTTGATTTTGCATGGCTTACCCGCAATGACATAGCCTCTACCATTACTAACAATGTGGAACCTCTACTGGTATCTACAGGATTGACTCAATTTTACAATGCCAACTTTCCCAGACCCGATCTCACTGTGTTGGGGTTTACCTGGAATCAAAGCACAACATTGGCCAACGAAACCACAGGATACTTTGTGAATGCACAAGGCAATCCAGCAGCCATTGGCACCTACAGCAGTACCATCAGCAAGTATATTCAGATAGGAGCCTTGGTTCAGTTTGTGCCGCCGGCTGGCTACTACTTTGACAGCAACAACAGACTGAAACTGGGCACACCCAGCCAGGACAATGACAAATTGATCATCTGGGCCAGTCCTACTCGTGTGGTCTTGGATGGAACCAACCAAGGACTGGGCAACTTTAGCGACGGTGTGGGACCTGTGGTACTGAACAATTTTGTTCCCACAGGGGCTATTCCCACAGCAGTAATTCCATTGCTGGTTACCAATCTACCCAGCACCACTGTGAGCAATATCACAGAACAGATTGTGTTGTATAGGAATTTTGGTCTGGGCTACGACAACACCACAGCAACTTGGTATGTGATAACCAGTACAAATCTTGCAGCAGGAACAGACTTCAGTTTGGCCAATGCACAAAACACTTCTGGTGCCAATCTCGATGCATCATGGTTGATTGAATTTGTGACCGATGGTAATCAGTACACAGTGACCAGTCGCGCACTGTTTTATTTCTTTGGCTCAGTGTTGCAAACTAGATTTTTCTTTGAAACTGCTCAGCGCATCTATGACAGCCGCACAGGCACAGTGATCGCTGATTTTATCAATGTAGTAAAAATCAATTCAAGACCTGACACAAATATTCCTTTGCCCGGCGACATTCGCATGGCCATTGTGGGTCAACCTGTGGCCAGTGACGGCTTTGTGGATGATTATCAGGTGTTGGTAAGTTATCAAGACACAGACAATGATGGTGTGGCAGATGATCCTGACTTTTTTGATCAAATAGTTGCGCCAGATGTGAATCCCACATCCAAATATGTTTTCTTTGAACAAACCGTGGACTTTGATGATCTGCAACGCTATCTCTTGGTTGAACCTGGGCGTGTAAATTCAGAATACGCCTTGAAAGATGATATTGAAGTGGTGCTATCACAATTTGTGCCAGGACAAGTTTTCTATGCTTATGATCAGGAAATCACAATCGGGCCATTGGCCGGTCAAACAGGTGCTTTTTATCAACTGGCAATCAGTGCAACTGGTGTGCGTAGCCTGATTGAAGTGTCTGAAGAATGGTTGGCCAGAACTGGTCGTCAAAGTTTATACTTTCAATACAGACACAATGCACCGTTGACCAGCAGAATTGACCCAGGCACAACCAACATTATTGATCTTTATGTGGTCAGTCAATCCTATTACACTGCTTATCAAAACTGGTTGCGGGACACCACCAACACAGTGCCCAAACCACCCATACCCACCATTGATGAATTGAACACAGCCTATCAGGGTCTGAATGATTACAAAATGATCAGCGACAATGTGATTGTAAACAGCGTGGAATTCAAGCCCTTGTTTGGACCCAAGGCTGCCAAAGAACTGCAGGCCACAATCAAGGTCATCCGTGCGGCCGAAAGCACAGCCAGTGAAAGTGAAATAAAAAATCTTGTGGTAACCAATCTCAACAACTACTTTGAAATTGACAAATGGGATTTTGGCCAAACATTCTTTTTTTCTGAATTGGCCGCATATATCCATCGCAACATGGGCGGCATTGTGAGTTCGGTGGTGTTAGTACCATTGGACCCGCTCAAGAGTTTCGGTGATCTCTACGAAATACGCAGTGGACCCAGTCAAATATTTGTCAACGGTGCTGGAGTCAACAGTGTGGAAGTTATAACAGCACTGACCAGCACCAATATAAAAACTGCGGCTGGCAGTGGAGTAATATAATGGCCATACGCACTGTTGATTTCTTACCAGAAATATTTCAAACCACTCCCAACAAGCAGTTTTTAAGCGCCACACTGGATCAATTGGTTCAGGAACCCAGTTTCAAGAAAACGCAAGGTTACATCGGACGTAGAGTTGGTCCTGGAGTAAATCCCAACGACTACTATGTGCTTGAACCTAATGCCACTCGAGCCAACTATCAATTGGAACCAGGAGTTGTTAGTCTGGATCCTGCAGAAACCAGCAAAATCAAAGATGTCATAACATATCCAGGTATTTCAGATGCATTGTCGGTACAAGGTGCCAACGTTGCACAAAGTGATAGACTCTACACCAGCGACTACTACTGTTGGGATCCTTTTGTGAATTTTGACAAATTTGTCAACTACAGTCAATACTATTGGCTGCCTGCAGGACCTGATGCAGTGGACGTGTTTGCCACTGCTATTCCACTGTCGGATAGTTTTGTAGTGACTCGTACAAGCAACTACAAGTTCAGCGGAGTGGTAGGTACAAATCCTGTGATCACCTTGGTACGTGGTGGCAATTATACTTTTGAACTCAATCAACCTGGCCATCAGTTTTGGATACAAACAGATCCAGGCATTGCTGGACGCTTGCCTTATGCCCCTAATATCAGCAGCCGAGATGTCTTGGGAGTAACCAACAACGGTGAAGACCTAGGCACAGTGACGTTTTATGTGCCGCAGAAAGATGCACAGCAGTTTTATTATGATCTTGCTACCATTGGCAATGTGGATCTGTTGAGTGATCTCAGTTATGAACAATTGAATGGCCAGTACCTCAGTGATATCATTGCTGACTACGGTGGCATAGATGGTATCAGTAATCTCAATAACAAGACTCTGGTATTTTCAGTGTCACCTAATTTTCCCATCAATCAATTGTGGCAGATACAGTACACATACGATATAAACAATTTGCCGGTGATCAATGTCTATCCAATCGACACAATCAACACACTGACCAAGTTCAATATTTTATTTGGCAATGAATATGCTAGTACCACCTGGTACAATGACGCCAGCAATGTAATTTCCCAAGTACCACTGTTGACTGCTGCCAAAGATATATTGTACTATCAAGATTCAACCAACCCAGATATATTTGGACAAATAAGGTTAGTTGAACAGGAAGACAGTTCTACCATCAACATTGATACTGATATCTTGGGCAAACAGTCTTATACCAGTCCTAATGGGGTGGTGTTTACCAACAATCTCAAGGTACAGTTTCTTGCACCAGTAATCCCTGAAACATACACTGATCAAGAATACTATGTGGCCGGAGTTGGCACAGCCATTCAACTGTTGCCGGTATCCAATTTTGTCACTCCTGAAACTTATACACAAAGCGCCACATTACCTTTTGATTCAACTGGATTTGATGTAGGCAACTTCGATGCCAGTTTAAATCAACCTCTGGTGCCTGATTACCTAACAATTGCGCTGGATTCGCCTGACCTCAATGCCTGGAGTCGCAGTAATCGCTGGTTCCATATTGATGTGATCACGGCATCAGCAGTATACAACAACACTGCGCCAGTCATTGCCAATGAAGCCAGAGCACGTAGACCCATCTTGGAATTTAGAGGTGGCATTAGACTTTACGAAATGGGCACACAAGGCAAACAGCCGGTGGACATTGTGGATTTGGTCACAACAGATGCACTCAGCACTATCAATGGCACAGTGGGATATGGGGTGGATGGCTACACATTTGTTGCAGGCACTCGAGTGATTTTTGCTCGCGACACTGACCCAGATGTGCGCAACAAAGTTTACACAGTGGAATTTGTAACATTCAGTCAGGATGGTAGCACTTTTTCTGAACCTGTGATAAATCTTGTGCCAGCCAGTGATTCCACGATACTGATTGATCAAACAGTGGTTTGTCTCAGCGGAAACACTCTGCAAGGCATAAGTTTTTATTATGATGGTGTGCAATGGACCAGGGCACAGCAAAAAACCAGTGTAAATCAGGCACCACTGTTTGATGTATATGACAGTGATGGTTTCAGTCTCAGCAATCCAGTTGTGTATCCCAGCAGTACATTTGCAGGATCAAAATTATTCAGTTATGCTCTTGGTCCTGGTCTTGATGACACTGTGTTGGGCTTTCCATTACAATATCTCAGCATCAACAACATTGGCGACATTGTGTTTGACAACAATCTTTACACAGACACATTTTTGTATGTTCAAGACAACACAAGTTTCACACAACAAATCAGCATTGGATTTGTTCGTGAGTACGCCAATCGTACTGTGTATCAAAGAAAAATTGGATGGCAAACAGCTGCCGTCACAAGTAAAATTTATCAACAGTTCAGTTTTGTTTTTGAACTGTCCACACCTTTGTTGTTGGATGTGGCAGTACAACCTGTGCAAACAGTGCCTTCTATAAAAGTCTACATTGACAGTGTGTTTCAAGATCCTGGGTCATACACTTATACCACAACCAGCAACACCACTACCATAAACTTTGCCAGCACA